TGTTACTCTGGCTGTCCGATTATTCAAAGTTTAGCTATGTATGCACTTAGAGTCACGGAAGGTGTCGTTGCCGATTTTCGCGTTTTAGACGCTTGGCATCGAGAAGAACTTTCTCGATTCGATGGTGTATATAGGGATGTTTCCCTTTCTAGTAGAGTTATGTTCGAGCGGCTGTATGGTTTCTCCATTCCTGAACAGTTTATATTGGAGAAATATTTTGATAATTTAAATAAAATCAGCCCTTTAGAGCACCCGTTGATTACCGACAGGATAAGTGAGTGCATGTTTAAAAATACCATTAATTACGTTGGTAGGCCAGAAATTGGCATGTCCTTGATGATGCGGGTGGGTGAAAGTCCAACACGGCCTTTGATACGTATTGGACAAGATCGTTTATGCCAAGAAGAAATAAAAATAAGCAAGCCAAGAAAGGACGTGGTCGAAGAAGGATCACGAAGGGCGGGGGCAATCGAGTGCCGCGTGGGACAAGGTATGGTCCTGCGCCACCGCCAAAGTCACGTAGTAACACTAATATAAGCTCCGCTTGGGGCAAAGTTGGGCGCGCTTTTGGAAACTATGTCGCGCCTGGTATTGGTGGTTATGCTGGGGAATTTGCTGGTAATCGTTTGGGGCGTGTCTTCAAATCAATTACCGGCCGCGGAGACTATAAGGTTAAAAGCAATATTTTAGTCACTGCAGGGGGTATGGTTCCGTCTTTCGGTGAATCATCTGTGCGGATCAGAAAACGGGAATTTCTTGGAGATTTTAACTCCACGGTAACTTTCAATTCTACCACGTACCCTATCAACCCGGGACTACCACGCACATTTCCGTGGCTGGCCTCAATGGCCAATAATTTTGAGCAATATCGAATGAATGGTTGTGTATTTGAATTCGTTTCAACGTCTGCAACCGCTCTCAATTCTACGAACACAGCGCTTGGGAAGGTGTTGATGGCTACAGAATATAATGTTCTAAATCCACCTTTCGCGGATGAACAATCCATGCTCGCTACAGAATTTTCAAATTATGGGAAGCCTGCATCCAATTTGCTGCACGCTATTGAGTGTGCTCCGGGTCAGGTTCCTAATGAGTTGTATTATGTGCGGGCAACAAACCCAACAACTGGGGATTTGCGTTTGTTCGATTTGGGCAATTTTCAGTTGGCAACGTCAGGAATGCAAGCAGCCTCCAATGTTGGGGGGCTATGGGTCACGTATGACGTCACATTAGTTAAACCTCTTTTGTCACGCGTGATATCGTTTGCAGTATTATCCGACGATCACTTCACTTGGGACTGGGCCACAATGGATAATTGGTGGCATGTAATGCCTAGTAACTCCAAAGAGTATGTTAATTGGGGCATTGGTGGCGGGGCAGTCGTGACGGACAGTGGATTATTGAGTGAGAAAGTGTCTTACCGTCAGGCACTTAAATTAAACAAACCCGAACTATATGAAAAGGTTAAGGAGGATGTGAAGCATACGCATTCTTCAATGGTCAAGAGAGAGGTTACTGGTAAAACCACCGAGAGAGATACGAAGACTGAGGTCAAAACAACTTCAGGTGGAGGTTGTACGTATTATTTCCCGGGTACCATGGGCCAGGGTTACTTTCTTGTAACCGCACATTGGCGTGGTTCTTCTGGATTGGGTGCCGATTGGGTCGTTACCTGGCCAGATACAACCTTGACAAACTGCTCTTACCAGCCTTTATACGCCGGTAACTCGACTAGTACTATGTTAACTGCTTGGGGCAATGATGCCTGTATCCAATTACTGGTCAAGATAACAGCACCTGGTGCTCAGATCTCCTTTCATGATGGAGACGCTACTGGCAGCAGTGACAGCGGTGTGTTTGAACTCATCGTTGTTCCTGTTTCAAGTTTGACTATTTGAACATCTCAGAGTTTCAGTTAGTCGGAAGCTATAAATAAATCTAGC